CTGTCTCGCATCAAGTTTATTGAGACGACGGGCAGCGCCAAACTGAACATTAGCTACTACGTTTGACGTAATAGCTATTTGTATGTAAAAGTAAACGACCGACTAGCCGGATAGCTAGGCATAGGAGGGCCGCGTGAGCGACGAAGAACAGGCTGTAGCGGAGATCAGCCCCGCGCCGGAACCGGAAGCTACGGCAGCGCCGGAATCTGTTGATACGACGCCGGAGGAACAGCAGCCTACAAAATCGTTCACTCAGGAAGAGCTGGACGCCATTGTAAGCAAGCGCCTTGCAAGAGAACAGCGGAAATGGGAAAGAGAGCAGGCCCAACGGCTTCAGCAGGTTCAACGACCTGCCGCGCCTCCTCCTGCGCCCGATGATTTTGAGACGGCCCAGCATTATGCGGAAGCACTAGCTGAGCAAAAAGCTCAAGAAATCGTAGCGCGGCGGGAAGCTGAAGCCCAGCAGGCGGCTATTCTTGATAGCTATAAGGACCGTGAAGAAGAAGCTAGGGACCGATACGAGGACTTTGAACAGGTCGCGTATAACCCAAACCTTCCCGTCACGGACGTTATGGCTCAGGCTATTCAGGCTTCTGAGATTGGCCCCGAGGTCATCTATTTCCTCGGCTCCAACCCGAAAGAAGCCAGTCGTATATCCCGTCTGTCGCCCGTCTTGCAGGCAAAAGAGATCGGTAAGATTGAGGCCAAACTGGTCGACAATCCGCCGGTCAAGAAGACATCAACCGCGCCAGCGCCTCTTGCGCCTGTCACGGCAACCCGGTCGAACTCTGGCCCGAGACGAGACACGACGGACCCCCGGTCCATAAAGGAAATGTCAACGTCGGAATGGATTGAAGCGGAACGTCAGCGGCAGATCAAGAAGTGGGAAGCGCAGAACCGGAGATAAGGAATGTCTAATTCGCTTCTTACCATTGACATGATTACTCGCAAGGCTTTGGAAATCCTTGAGAATAATCTTGTTCTGACCCGCACGGTCAACCGTCAGTATGACGACTCTTTCGCCGTTGAAGGCGCGAAGATCGGCTCGACCCTCCGTATCCGTCTGCCCGACCGCGCGTTGGTCACGGACGGCGCGGCGCTTCAGGTGCAGGACGACAACGAGCAGTATACCACGCTCGCGGTTTCCAGCCAGAAGCACATCGGCGTCAACTTCACGACCGCCGAACTCACCATGCAGCTCGACGATTTCGCTGAGCGTGTTTTGAAGCCGCGTATTTCGCAGCTCGCGTCGTCCATCGACGCCGACGTTGCGAACGCCTTCAAATACATCGGCAACTCGGTCGGCACGCCGGGCACGACGCCCGCCACGTCGCTCGTTCTGCTTCAGGCTCAGCAGAAGCTCAACGAGAACGCTGCGGTCATGTCGCCCCGCTATGCGACGGTCAATCCGGCTGCGAACGCCGCGCTGATCGAAGGCATGAAGGGCCTCTTCAACCCGGTTTCGGCGATCTCGAAGCAGTTCAAGAACGGCATGTTTGGCGAAGGCATTCTCGGCTATGACGAGCTGAATATGTCGCAGTCGATCAAGCAGTTCACGACCGGCTCGCGCACGGGCACGCTGACGGTCAATGCTACGGTTACGTCGGAAGGCGCGACCAGCATCGTCGTTACGGGCCTCGGCTCGACGGTCGTTAAGGCCGGCGACGTGTTCACGGTTGCTGACTGCTTCGCCGTCAACCCGCAAACCCGTGAGTCGACCGGCTCGCTGTTCCAGTTCGTCTGCCTTGAAGACGTTACGGCGTCCACCACGGCAACGATCAAGGTCAATGCGATGTATTCGGCTTCGCAGGCTCTTGCGACGGTCGACGCTCTGCCGCAGTCCGGCAAGACCGTCACCTTCCTTGGCTCGCCGTCGACCCAGTATCCGCAGAACCTGATCTACCATCGTGACGCGATCGCGTTTGCGACGGCCGATCTGCTTATGCCGAACGGTGTCGACATGGCCTCGCGTCAGGTCCACAATGGTATCTCGCTCCGCGTTGTCCGTCAGTATGACATCAACAACGACCGACTGCCCTGCCGTATTGACGTTCTGTATGGCTACAGCGTCATTCGTCCGCAGATGGCGGTTCGCCTTTGGGGCTAATCAGATGGGGCTTCGGCCCCGTCTTTTTCTCTAATTCAGGAGCAATGAATCATGGCTGCTTATGATCCCGTTACGCAGAGCGCTGCTTATCCGCTCGATACTCTCGGTCCCGACCCGCTTATCCCCAACGCCGTTGGTGGCTACCAGCTCGGCGCTGGCGCGCTGACGGAACCGCTTGTCACGCCGCAGCCCGCCCCGAGCGCGCTGACGGGTGCGACGGTCACGGTCACTGTTGGCAATCTTGCCAACGGCATCATCACCGTTGACTCGGGCGGCACGGACGCCGGCACTTATACGTTCCCAACGGGCGCGTTGATTGCTGCGGCTTTTCCGAGCATGAAGGTCAACTCAGCGTTCGATGTCGTCGTCATCAATCTCGGCGACGCGGCCCAGAACGACGTGACGTTTGGCGCGGGCGCTGGTAACACCATCGTCGGCAACGCGGTTGTTGCGGACGCCCAGACGGCGACGTTCCCGGCTTCGGCCCGATTCCGGTTCCGCAAGACCGGCGACGAGGCCTTTACGATCTATCGCATCGGCTAACCACAGGAGAAGGCAATGCCTAATACGAAAGCTATCGGCGTTGCCTTCTCTGATCCTGAACTCGTGGCTGGCACGACCATCACGGGCGCGGCGATCAGTGGAGGCACGATTACCGGCTCTACCATCAGCTCAACAGCCAAAGTTGCGTCTAACATCGCCAGCGGCATTTCTGCGAGCCAGCAGGGCGCGACGATTGCTGTTACTACCGCAGGCACGAACGATGTCTTCATGATCGCACCGGCTGCGGGCGTGCTGACCTCAGCGTTGTTTTCGGGCGTTGACGCGTTGACGGCGAATGACACCAATTATATCACGTTCTCGATCACCAACCTTGGTCAGGCTGGTGCGGGAACGGCGGCTATGTTGGCTGCTACCGACGCCAATACGACCAAGGCGACGGGCGGCACCGGGATCGCCGCGAATACGGTGCGTTCGCTTACGCTCAACGGCACGGCCGCCAATTTGGCGGTTGCGTCGGGCGACCGCATCCGTATCCGCGCGACGGTTTCTGGCACGCTCGCTAATACAGTGACGTTCCCGGTCTATCGGCTGAACTTTACCGTTTCCTGATTTTAACTCTACGAGCGGCCTACGGGCCGCTCGGCCCTTACCATAGGTGTAAAATGGCTGTAATTTACCTGCGGCACCCCAAGCATGGGGTGAAGGTCGCGACCATGGATTTGGAAGCCGCCTACGACGAAGAGAACGGCTGGGAGAGGTTCGATCCAGATGACGACGACAGCGGGGGAACAGATCAACGGAGCGCTGAGACTGCTGGGCGTCCTCGCAGAAGGCGAAACGCCTTCAGCCGAGACGGCGCAGGACGCGCTGACAGCATTAAATCAGATGATCGACTCGTGGATTACTGAGCGGCTGTCTGTATTTGCCACGCAAGATCAGATGTTTACATGGCCGTCCGGCGTCCGTGAGTTAGCAATCGGCCCTACGGGCGATGTCATGCTGACGAACGCGGTGCTTTCCACCCAAACCGAAGTTCCACTCACTACTCAGAACTCTATAGAAATTCTTGCCACTATTCTGGGCGGCCGCCCAATTCTGGTGGATGACTCTACCTATTTCCGTGACCCGCAGACCAATGTGTCCTACGGGTTAAAGTTAATCAATCAGCAGCAATATAATGGCATAGCGGTTAAGACCGTTACCAGCACATACCCGCAGGTAATGTGGGTAAATATGTCTTTTCCTAACATGACCATGACAGTGTATCCTGTCCCTTTAAGATCGCTTGAGTTTCACCTTATATCCGTTTCGCCTCTTAGCGCACCAGCTACTCTGGCGACGCCGCTTTCTTTTCCGCCGGGCTATCTGCGGGCGTTCCGCTATAATCTGGCTTGCGAAATGGCCCCCGAATTTGGTGTCGAGCCATCGGCGCAGGTTCAGCGGATTGCGATGTATAGCAAGAGAAATCTCAAGAGAATCAACAACCCAGACGACATCATGGCGCTTCCCTATAGCATCGTCGGAACACGTCAGCGCTATAACATTTACGCGGGGAATTACTAATGACTACCATTAAGATCGCCGATCTCCCGGTCGCTACCAGCGTCGCTGACATTGCTGTTCTTCCTGTTGTCCAAGGCGACATCACGCAGCAGGCTACCAAAACGACGTTTCTTACCGGCGTTACGCTGACGAACCCTAATATTGGAACGCCGTCAGCCGGCGTCCTGACGAATTGCACCGGGCTTCCTATTGACGCCGGGACATATGGCACACTTCCAGCTAGTCGTGGGGGCACCGGCATTACGTCTCTCGGCGCTAATGTCGCCACTT